AGTTAGTATGGATTACAATCAAGTACAAATTAACAAAGCAGAGAATGGTTTTATTGTAGCATCTACAAAATATATCTTTGGTCAACAACAACCAGAGCAGGAAGTTAATGTATTTCTTAAGTGGGAAGAGGTAGAATTGCATCTTAACCCTAAGAAAGCAAAATTAGCAGTAGCTAACTGAAAAGTGTCTTACACAATGTAGCTACAACGCAATAAAAAAGGGCACTTAATATAGTGCCCTTTCTTTTACCCTAAAACCAGCCATAGCCCCTAGAAATGGCCTTGCTGAGGATTTGAGTGTTATTTGTTCATTACATACATAGTTACTTCGAAGCCAAAGCGCATTTCTGTAGCTGATGGTGATGTCCACATGATAAATCTCCTAAATATGCAGTACGATTTTGTACTGTACATATATTATACCATAAGATTACATTTCTGTAATCAGTATAATCATGATTTATGCTACCTGAGTTAGGGTTATAACAGAGCTAGGAATAGTAGGTCTTACATATGGAACTGTTTGAGCAGGATACGCTTCTATATAAACACCTCTAGTTGTTCCATTTTCTACTTTACCACAAGCAATTACTAATTCTAAATACTGTCCAGCAGTTACCTCAACAAAAAAGTTAACAGCAGCTATTAAATAACCATCACTTGAACCATGCTTAGAAGAAACATCAAATTTACTAGCAGTTCCAGGTATATCAGTACCATTCTTACGAAGCCAAATAACAGTATCTTGAATTGCTGTATCTGTATTAGCTAACTGTAAACTAAATTGTACATTATATATACCAGCAGTAGCAATAGTTATTTTATTACTAGCTAAAGACATATCTTTTTGATAGTCCATAGTATTAAATACAACAACAGTAGCAGTATTAGCAGTTGCTAAATTCTGATCAGCATTGTTTTGATAAGCACCATAGGCTGCACCACCAGTTAAGTTTGTGTATTGAGCTTGTGTAAGGTGGTAGTACTGAGTAGCACCATCACCACCCTGTAAATCCTGCAGTGCATTGTGCTGTCTAGTCTGAATATCACGGATATTAGAGCCCGTAAAGTTAAGGCTAGACCATGCAATCTGTGCACCCTGTACTAAGATCTGAGATACTTTAAAGAACCAATCACGCCATACATGAGTATCGGTAATTGGATTGTTCGGAATCGGTGGTAGTTGAATAGCCATTATAGACCAGCCTCCCATTTACCAGTACGTCGAGCACCAGCCTTCTCACGAATGTTCTTTTGTTTCTCACGCTTAATAACAGTTTCAGTAGTAGGAGACTCAATATCTAACTGACGCATTTGCCAGTTCTTAAAGCCTTCCTCTTCTTCTTTCTGAGCTTTCTCTGCTTGAGACGCCATTGGTAACTGAGTAATTACATACTTAGCTATATCGTAGGCTATCTTTTTAGGAGAGTCTTCAGGATGATATACTGGTTGACCATTGTAGATTTTACGGTTCATTATTAACTGAGCACCTGCAAGTAAAGCAGGATTAAAAGTAAATATAGAACTAATGAAAGCCATTGGGTCTTTCTCATGACTAGCAATATCAGCAATAGCATGGAATATATGGTAAGGACCAGCACGACGTTGTTTCGCATCTTCATTACCTGACATCCATTGAGCAACCATATCTTGTAAAGGATATAAAACACCTATAGCTACCGCAATAGCTGCGGCAGTATCAAGACCATGTAAAAAGTCTTTAACACCAGCTTGACCTTTACGAAGAGCTGCTAGATCTGCAGCAGTTTCTTTAAGAGAGTTTACTAAACCATAGTGATAACGACTAAAAATAGTTACACTAGGATTCTGAAGAACCTCTGACAACATACGAGAGCCCATAACCCTATGAGGAACTCGATAGGCAGGCATATGTCGTTCAACATCTTTAATAGCTTCAGCCCTAGTCATACCACTATAACGCATCTTCTCATTGATAAGTTGTAAGTACATAGCATCACGGACTGTCCACATAGCAATGTTAGACTTCTTAGATATAGCATCATAAGCTTTAAGAGGAGCCATACCCATCTCTTTAGCTAACTCTTTAAACTCTGGGGTATCAGCAAACTCTTTAAGACCCTTTTGATAGAAGCTATCCATAACAGCATTAGCCCTAACATCAGCAGACATAATAGAACCACCTTCTAATAAGGTCTCTCTATAAGCTTTGTCTTGAGTAATAGCTGACTTAAGAGCAGGCATACCTGTTCGTACAAAACGATAGATACCTGCAGGAGTAACCCAGCCTGTAAGACCACGAGCATTGTATACGTGCCATGCCTCGTTCATCATGTGAGGTAATGGGTTAAGCATCATGTTCTTAATAAGAGCACCACTTAAGAATGTCAATGCATTAGGATTACGAGAAACAGCAAAGTCTTCTATGATCTCTGCAACATCATCTTTAAATGCATAGCCATCAAACTGAGGTATCTTATCTACATGTTTAGGACGTTTGTATCCTTCAGGAATAGGCTCAGTAGCACTGATCTTATGAGCATTATCTCGCATCCAATCAGACTTAGTTAAGTCCTCAAGGAATTCGTTAGCCCTAGTAAAGTCACGAAGCTCTGCTAAACGTTCATATAGAACAGCTTGAGTATCTTTTTCGTACTCATAAGGAGTATGCTTTTCAATCTCAGATTCATAAGCTTCTTTAATCTTAGTAGAACCTATACGTTCACCAGCTTTAAGTTTAACACCAGTAGCATAAGGAATAGCTTTACCATTACGCCACTCAACAATACGAGTCTCACCAGTATCTAATAACTGTTCTTGTAAAACAATACGTTTACCTGTAGGAAGTTCACCTGCAAATAAATTACGCTCTAAAGCCGCACCAGGCTTGGCTTTGATATTAGGATCAAAACCACCAAACTTACCGCCAGATAAAGCAACCTTAGCTTTTTCTAATCCAGACATCTTTTTAGGTACAATCTTACGAGCAACGTTAGTACCTGATACAGATGGATCTAGTTCTGTAGGAAGAATCCAACCTTTATCTTGAGCATACTTAATAAGTCTAGTACGTTCAACGGCTTCATCTGCATAGTACTTATTGAATAGTTCCGTTTCACGAGGATCTAGAGTAGCCTTACCTTCAGCTGCATCTCTCCACTTTTGTTTCATAGCAACATCAACACCATCAGCTTCAGCAGCTTTAAGACGAAGAGACGCTATAACTGAGTCATTAGACTTAGCTTTACCTAAAGAGTATAGAGCATCATCTAACCATTGAGGATCAGTGTAGTTTTTAGGAATCTTAGGAACATTGACATCAGGCTGACCTATGATAGGGTCTGTCTTAATGGACTCCATAGCTTGCTTATTAGTGTAATGCTCATAGTCTCTACGTAACTGTTCTTCAGAACGTAAACCAGTAGCTTCTTTAAATAAGTCACCTTGAGGATCAACCATCTTTTTGTAATCTTCAAAAGACGTACGAGTATGTTGAGCTTCATGTTCTAATATAAACTGTGCATATTCTGTAGGTGTTTTAAAGGCACTTTCAGAAAGACCACCCTTAACCCAAGGCTTTTCTTCAAAGCGTTTAGCAGCTTCATCAAGGTTAAGTTGAATGTGACTAGAAGTACCATCGTCATTACGCCAGTGACGAGCAATAACAGGTCTGCCTAGAGTATCAAGAGCAGCAGTACCATCAGGCATAGTAACAGCACCAGTAGAGATAGGTACACCAGTGTCAGTTGTCTCAGGAACAACCCAAGGTTTCTCTTTACCAGTCCATTCTTTAGAACCTGGATCCATTCTGTTTAGAGTAACTAAGTCATTAACATTACGTGCAACACGTTTAGCTACAGCCTTAGCACCAGGAACACCAGTAACCATCATTGTTTCCATAACAGCTAAAGAACCTGCTTTAGGAATACCAGTCTTCTCTTCTATTTTAGTAGCAGTACTTTCCATACCACTAGATAAAGCTTCAAAGCCTTTAGTAATAGCAGACTCTTCTAATGCAGGCTTAAGCCCAGTAACTTCTGCAGCTTTAGGTACAGCTTTAGTTAAAGGACCAAATAAAGTTTCACCTAACTGAGCAGAACGTTCAGTAGACTTCTCCCAGTCAGGAGTATAACCTCTACCTTCTAATCCCTTTTCAATAGCACTTGCTGGAGCATTAACTAATTGACTAGTTACTTTAGTTATAAACTCAGGAGTACCTGCCACAACATTAGCCACAGATAAAGCCTCACCCACAAGGCCTTTACCAGCAGCTAGTAAGTTAGAAGGAACTAATTTAGCAGCTTCTACAATAGATAGACCTTCTTCCTCTTCTTCAGGTTTAGGAGTCTCAGTAGAACCAATACCTTTTAAGAAAGGATTACCAGTATCAACACCTTTAAGAAATGGATTGCCAGTAGTCTTAGCTTTAGGAGGAGTAGCCGTGACTTTACCTCCAGTGAAGGATGCTACATAGTTTTTAGTTTCTTCGGGAAGATGTGCTAACCAGTTACCACCGTGTTTAGCAATGGCTCTACGAACAGCACCAGGACCTGCATTATAGGCAGCAGCAGCTTTAGCTGGCTCACCAAAGGTCTCTAGTTGTTTATTAAAGTAAGCATTACCAAGAGTACGATTGTAGTCAGGATCATTCTTTAGACGATGTTCACTATAAGGAACACCTGCAAGAGTGGCTGCTTCAGGACCTGTAGAAGGAAGTATCTGAGCTTGACCAACAGCACCAGCACTAGATGTTAAAGGTTTACCTGACTTATCGAACTGTTGTCCACGAGACTCAATATTAATAATAGTATCAAAATCAGTTGACGCAGGAGCAGTTGTTTCTTGTTCTATGCCTTTAAGAAAAGGATTAGATAAAGCCATTATAGCTCCTTATTTTGTTTTTTTAAATGCTTTAGAATTTACATTTATTTTTACATAGTCTTCAAATTTAAGATCAGGATACATCTCTTTAAAATTAGTCTTAATAGTTTCTAATTGATCAGGAGCAGTATTAACAGCCTCTACTAGTTGAGACTGTACAGCCTTGTCTAGTTTAGCTGGTTTAGCACCACCAGCTTTTTTAAAGGTTTCAGATAGTGTTTTAAGATGCTCTTCATGAGTATCAATCTCTTTGCTTAGTTCGTCACGGCTCATATTTAAATCACCAAGACGATCTTGTAAGACAGCTAGTTCAGCTTCACGAGCATCCCTAGTATATGGTTTACCAGTCTCGTCAGTAATAATAGTACCACTTCGAATACCTGTAATCTTAAAGTTAAGATCTTTAACTTGAGAATCTATTTCACGACGATCTGCTTGAGCAGCTGTAATGTTTTTATTTAAGATACCTTCAGCATTTTTAAATTGTCTTTGATCTTGACCAGCTTCAAAACGAGCTTGAACACCTGCTTCTTTACGAGCATCTCTACGTAAACGATCATTTGCCAACTTCTCTCTAAGAGCTTGTGTTTCTTTAAAACGACGATCACGGTTTTGTTCAGTAATCATTGCTTTCTGTAAAGCAATTTGATCTTTACTAGACACAGCAGCAGCTGCAGCTTGTTCTGCATAAGCAGCACGTTGATTAGGAGGTAAAGCAAGTTCCTCATCAATGTCAACACCATTAGCACTTAAGTCTAATAACATACGTTGCCAAGCAGCATCAGGATTAGCTGTTGGATCTTCAATAGCTTTTAAGTAACCATTAGCCTGACTACCTACATAATCAGCTAGTTTTTCAGAAACTTCTAAGTGTGCTTTTTGAGCATTGTCTGCAGACTCTTGAAGTTTATATGACTTAGTTTCATAAGCATCAGCTTGATCATGAAGACCAGCCTTACGCATTTCCATAGCGGCTTGTTTAACTTGATCAACTTTAGATACAGCCCTAGCAACAGATGCTTCAGAAGTATCAAAGGCAGACATTAAAGTACCTTGAGCAGGAGGCTGTTGTACAGGAGTTTGCTCTGGAGCCATACCAGTAGGTTGCATACCACCTAGACCAGTAAGACCTTCTTGAGGTTGTAATCCTACAGGACCTTCTTGAGGCACAGACATACCACCAAAGCCTGTTAACTCTGCTTGTGGAATAAGACCTTGGTTCTCTTCAGGAATAGCTAAAGGCTGCATCCCATCAGTTATAGTTGGAGTAGCATCTTGCCCAGGATAACGACCTTGTACTGGTAGATTCTCTGGTTCTCTATTAGCAAACTTAGTTAAAATATCCCTAGCCTTAGCAGCCTCATCACGAGTACGCATCATCTCTGCTAGTTTGTATTTATTCTCTTCTTCAAGCTGACGTTTAACTCTGGTCTCAATAGCACCTTGTTCGCCTGCGTATATGTCTGACATTAGTATTGGCATAATTTTTTCCTTAACCCCAGTTTGGACCTACAAGACCACCACCCATATTAGCTGGGCCTGTATAACCACCCATACCTATGTTAGTATCCATAGGAGCATAACTTGTAGCACCTGCAGCATAACCACTAGGGTTATTATTCATAATAACTCCACCACCTGAACTTGTAAAAATATCACCTAAGGCACCCATAGCTTGACCATAGGCTTGGTCTTGTAAACGACTTTGATCTGCACCTAACTGATTAGCACTAGCCATGTTTAATGGTTGTTGTGTAGCACCTGAAAGAGTAGAGTACTGATTGTATAAGTCTTGATAAGACTTTCTAAAGTAATCTTGACCTAAATTACCAAAGGCAATCTTCTCAGCACCAGACGCTACTTGACCTGTTTTAGCTAGACCAGCCTGTAGTTCACGTTCACCAGCCCGTAGTCCACCCATATAACCAGGAGTGTTCATTACTAGGTTAGATGCTTGTTGTGGAGAGGCAGACATAAGAGTATTTAGCCTATCTGCATACGACTGTCGAGAAGAAGCAAAAGGATCGTAGTAAGCACCATTAGCAGTATTACCTTGCTGAGTACCCCCACCACTATTACTGCCTCCAAACATACCACCAAGTGAACTACCTATTTGGTAACCTTTAATTGCACCAGCTGGTCCACCTGTAGCAAAGCCAATAGCAGCTCCACCTATCTTTGCAATTGTTTTAAATAATCCCATGATAACACCTTTTTAATTAGTTGTCGCCAACAGTTAAATCCATTTCCATAGCAGCTAGACGAATGAATGTTGCGTCATTGTTAAACATCTCATATGCTCTACGACGAGTAACACCATTCTGAAATAACACAGGACGTGAGTCACTTAAGTTTACACTACGATACATAGACCAGTTCTGATAGTCATTATCAGTGTGCCTAATCCGTAAGACTGTTGCTACCTTGTCACCAATCATTTCAACACGAATGATTGTTTTACGAAACTGAGTGTCAGCATCTATCAAAGGAGACACTAGTCTAAAGTTAATTACACCATCCCTATCTGTAAAGTAATTATGATCTAACTTGTAAAGTTCACCATAGATACTATCTTGCATGTAAGTATGACCACCCATTGATGTAGCATGGTCACCTACAAAGTACTGCTCTTCATTGTCAATAGTAGAAGACCAGAAAGTCCAGATCTTCTCATCAATGTCATAAACCAAAGTAATGTCAGAGTCAGGTAAACTAAGTATATACCAGCTATGCCCATTAAATTTAATACCACAACCTGAACAATTAGCACAGGTATCTGTGTCCAAGTATTTATCTACGTACTGATTAGATACTTTGATTGGAGCAATACCATTAAGAAGGTAGACACCTTTACCAGCTGTGTTTGACTGACCCACCCACGCTACGGTCTGTTCAAACTTAGCAATTGAATCACCATTAGTACATCCAATTTCTAGATTAGCTGAAGCATTAGATAGTAAAGGGGAACCCGTTGAGGCACCAGAGTCATAGAAGAACTGAGTAGACCACTGGTTAAAAGCTACTACATAGTTAAGATGACTAGTTACACCTGTAGCAGTATCTGGTTGACTGTTAGATGAAATGTAGTTAAGTGCATTCCATGTAGTAGGGTCAGCAGAGTTAGAATTATATAGTCGACCTTCTGTAGTCATAACTACTACATATGTGTCAAGATAAGCTACACCTGGAACTAAGTCTGTAGGAAAGTAATTAAGTACACTTGAGGCTGTAGCTGCACCACCTGCCCATGTAAGAGTAGCAGTACCATTTGCAGCAGCTCCTGATGTATGAGTAGGAGCAGTAGTACTAGTAGTACCTGCGACAGTTACAGTATAAAGATAACCACCACTAGAGATCTGAGCATTCAAAGCATATGCAGTTGAAGCTGCCCAAGCAGTACCGATTGTAATTGTAGGAGCTGTAACATAACCTGAACCATCATTAACAATTGTAATACCAACTATAGAAGTAGTATCAGCATCGTAGACAGCAGTACCTGTAGTAGTGTCACCAGTAGGAGAAGCTGAGAATGTTACAGAAGGAGCAGATGTATAACCTGAGCCTGGAATGTCAATGTTAGCTTCAATAGTCTGGTCATTAGTAAGTTGATCTAGACCAGTTGCTGTACTATATACATAACCATTAGTTTGATTATGCAAAAACAAGTAAGCATTGTTAAATGTAGATGTCCAACTAATAGGTTTAACTGCACCTGTAAGACTACCTAAGGAAGTAGATACTCCTGATGTAGTTTTGTATACAGCATTATTAGTACAACTAAATAGACTGTTCTGATAAGCAAAGACACCTTGACCTACACCAGTAGGTAATGCTGGAGAGACAGTAACACCTAGAAGACCAGGTCGTTTAAGAACTTGGTCTCCTTCTTTGTAGGCATTAACCATCTTAGCATCCTTAAAAGGATCTGCTTTACGACTCTGTATAGGGAATACTAAGGGAAGTCTAACGGTAGGCATGCTGATTCATCCGAACATCTGGTTGGAAGAAAGTACTATTGTACTCAGTATCCCAAGCAGCTAGTCTGTCTTTATATGAATTCGATCTAGATATTATAGCAGAAATTCGTTCAGTTGTCAAGCCATATTCTGAGGCTAATTCAGCAGCTAGGCCCCAACGCAAGGACTGGTACCATTCTGAAGGAAAATCAAATGTTTGGTTAGCACCAGTAATATCTTCAATAGGACGTTGAACATTCAAATGAAGCTCATAAGTCGTAGCTGTAGAAGAGTTTGGAGTCAAGAATACTTTTACGATTCCGTTCACAACATAAGGTTTATAGTAGACAGAGTTTACAGCACCTTCACTGAACTTAGAACCTAAGATATTGTACTCTTGTTCAGAGATCAAAGTCATAGGCATATCAATGTAAGGATCTACAGAAGTGTTACGTAAGAAAGCTTGAATCAAACGTAAAGGTTTATTAGTAACTAAGTCATTACCAACTGCTGGTCCAAGAGTATATGAAGTCTTGTTAGCTACTAACGGAAGAACAATCTCTGTAGTTGTCCAAAGCTTAATACCATCTGTCATCCAGTCCTTAATCATCATGTTAAGAACTAGACTTGCATTTTCAATAGCAGTAGGACTAGGGGTAGCACCTTCTTCAAGAACACCTAATAAGCGTAATGAAGCAGAGATAATATCATTTCTAGTTACTGAGAAACTTGTGGTTCCTGATGTTGCCATTTTGTAATCCTTTAAGTAAGTGCTATCTCTTCAGTGAAAGGTACATCCGTTCACCTATTACGAACGACATGCAGGCCCCTGAAAGGTCCAATAAAATAATAGTGATACTCTGCTCTACCCCAGGAGTAAAAACAGCTGCAATCGTTGCAAACCAAATTAGTATAATTGTTACATAACGAAAGCTAGTTCTTAAGTTAGTAACCCATTTATCAGGTTCACCGACTGGTTTATCTATTTCAGCAAGAGCCTTAAGTCTTTCTGTTTCAGCTTGCATTAACTGAATACGTTCTGATACGTTCTGAGGAGTACCACCTGCTCCACCAGAGAACTTAGCAAAGATACCTCGAACACCATCTGTTAGTGCAGGAAGAAGAGCTGGAAATAATACAGACCACATTATACAATCCCCTTTAAGTAGGTTGCCTTACCATCTTTAAATCTAGCAGTTAGAACTTCTCTACGCATCTTAGGATCAAAAGATATATGAACCCAAGTACCTTCATATATTAACTGATCAAACTTAAGATCACTCTTAGCTAAAGTGTTAGCAATAGTCAAAGGTGTGTGTCCGTAAGCAGTAAAGTCTACAGCATAACCAAAGAGATGTGCAGAAGTCTTAGAGCCACCCACAGCCTTGTTAACTTCTGGACTTCTATAACCACTACTAACTTTAATTGCTACGTTACCTAACAACTCTCGAACTCTTTCCATATAGAAAGCCGTTGTACGAAGGACTTCAACTTGTTCTTTAGAAGGAGTATTATCTAAAGGTTTGTTAGTTGTAGTTAGTTCTGCAAGAGTAAAGTGAGGAGTTAAATTCATCGACGAGTTTCTAAGATGTCAAATAGTTTGCTTATCATATCTTTTAGTTCTTTTATATCCTGACGATAATCATCTTTGGATACGTACTCTTTAGGTAGTTCTTCACGAAGCCTAGCTAAGTCCTGTTTAAGTTCTTGAGAGGCAGTCCAAAGCATTCTAAGTATCCAACCAAAGACTGCACTGACTGTTGTAATAACAATATTAAGTAGACCCTGTTCCATACCACTCTCTTAAAATAGTAAACCTAAAGATAAACCAAGTAAACCACCAAGAACTGTGGCTAACCAATCATAAAAATCTGCGGTATGACCAGGATGCTTGTAATCATACCACTCTTTTGCGCCAGCTACTATAGCTACAAGTAATAAGGCCCAGTAGCCTATAACGAAGTACGTTACAAACGCTAAAATAGCGCCTGTGTTAAAGTGAGCTTGTTTGTCCAACGGCACTGGGATGCGTGGGCTAGACAGCTTCATAAACAGTGAGAATAGTTTTTCCATTAGACTACATTCCCTGTAGATGAAATATTAGCCACTTTTCCTGTAGTATTAATATTAGCCGTAGTATTAAATTTAGCCATATTACCAACTAAATTAGTAAAGCCTGAGTTTGCGCCATTATCAGTAAGATTAACATTAATGCCGTATTTTTGAACTCCGCCACCTTCTTGGCTACACGTATTACCTAATAAAGTAAATAGCCCATATGAGGCTGAATTACTAGCGGTAATCCCAGCACTGCTTGCAGATACATCTCCATTTGAATTGCAGTTGTTATTGCTAATAATTACTCTACCACCACCATCAACATATATACCTTGCTCTTTGTTTCCTGAACAAATGTTTCCGTTAATATTAATTTCTGTTGATACTCTAGCTTTAATACCTTTTATCCAATTTGTTAGTATGCTATTAGATACTGTAACTGATGAACTTGATTCAATTTCAATACCCAAGCCAGTTGTTGAAGTAACTAGCCCCGTAAAATTAGTTATATTTACGTTTGAACAAGTATCAAGTCTAAGCCCAACATAATTAAATTTACTTGCGCTTAAAGCTAAACAAGAACAATTATTAATTTGTACGGCCGTAGCAGAGCTAACAAGTAAACCTGCATAATCACAGTCAATAAATTGAACATTATCAAAAGTTACTGGGCCATCAATAGTAGCGTTTGTAATTTCTGCGCCTACATAGTTATCGTATATTTGCACGTTTGAAACTATAGATGCACCATAAGAAACACGTAACCCTTTTCCTGCGGATATCCCTACGTCAATTACACTATCATAAAAAAAACTTGAGCTTGATGTCATAACTACAGATTCTGCAAAACCGCCAGCCCATATATTAGAAGCGTAAGATCCATTAGCTTGCATATTCAATCCAATTGAACTTGCCCCAGCACCGCCTTGTTGAGCAATAATACCTAAGTGTTGTATTGATGTTGGTGGCCCGCCAGCACCATTAAACTTAATAATACCATCGCTGTTAAATGTACTTTTAGCACAAAGTACAGATTGATAACTACCTGCGCCTACAATGTTAAACCCTGAAGGTATAGTTACTTGTGAATGAAGCATATATACGCCTTCAGGTACATATAGACTTCCATTTACGCCAAGTGTAGTAATTGCTAACTGAAAAGCCGCAGTATTGTCTGTACCTGTACCTGTACTGATTGATCCATCTGCTACTGCGCCAAAATCTAAAACTGATATAGTATCTTTTAATTTACTCGATAAAGTTCTAATTACAGTTTCAGGTTTAACGGCATGGTCAACGGGTTGCGTTAAAGTTAACGCATACGCTTCATAGTTAGCATTAGTATCAAAATCACTAAGACTTGGTATCTCGTCAAGTTTTTGACTTATTGACCTGTTAACTGCGCCTGTTGCTGTTTGTTTATGTTTTGGTATAAGTGTTGTCATTTTAAATCCTTAGTATGTAACTGTTATTCTTCCGTCTACGGTTGCGCCTGAAGCATTTGCTATGGTAATCGTTCCTGCATTAGTAGCACAAGTTACTGTTAATCCAGCAAACGCTGATATTGTAGTCACACCATTACCGTACCCAGTTGTAATATAAAGCCCTGCTCTACCACCTACCCCTTGAACAACCCCACCTATAAATATCTGCGCCCCTCTAGTATTAAATGAACGAGGGCAGGTTACAGTTTGACTAGCCCCATTGCCTATGCTTATCCCCTGTCCAAATAAAGTAGCTCCATTTATTTCACCTGTTACGCTTAAGTTAGTAGCGCCTGGGTCTGTGGTATTGCCTATTGATACACCGCCTGATGAGTGTATACGCATTTGTTCTGTTAAAGCGGTTGCACCGCCTGATGATTGCGTAAAAAATGCTAATGCACCACTATAATTATTTGCGGCGGCGGATGATTTAAACCCTTGTATACCTGCAAAGCCATACTTTGCGGTGCTATTTCCTGTTTGGCCGCCAAAGAAAATTGAAGGGCCTACGCCAACGCCCGCAGTCGTAGAAGAATAAATTTTTACTGCATTACTACCGTTAGTAGGCGAAGTCCCATGGGTAGAACTAATATCTAAAGTACCCCCAGGCGTAGCTGTACCAAGGCCTAAATTTGTTCCATCAAAATAAAGTGCAGAGCCTGTCGTTAATGCACTTGTAGATGATGCGTAAGCCACGCCGCCTGATGTAAACGATGTTAAGCCTGTGCCGCCATTAGCTGTTGGTAGAGTACCTGATACATGTGTAGCCAGTCCAACTTTACCCCATGCTGGTGCAACACCTACACCACCTGATATTAATGCATTTCCTGTAGCTACATCTGCTAACTTACTCCATGTATTTGTAGCAGAGCCATAAAGCAAATCACCTGTAGTAACTGTACTTTGACCTGTACCACCACTAGTAGCAGCTATTGAAGTATTAAATGTATTAGTACCTGTAAAAGTATTAGTTTCATCTAACTTAGGAAAAAGATCAAGACTAGCTTTAACTAAACGAAGAGATACTACATCTCCTGCAGCAAAGGCAGTACCTGTTGTACCATCCTGTCCTCGAACAATAGTCCAAGTAGTTCCAGAAGTAACAGTTACTTTTACAATCTCAATAACAGTCTGAGTAGCAACGTCAGTAAGAGTACAATAGAAGTATTCTGGAACTGGAGCTAATGGATTAAGAACTGGGAACTTAGCAGCAGAAGTAACACTCATAGATGTAGCTATGGCTGTTAAGCTAGATGCTAAAGTAGTGTTAGCATTATTTGCAAATTTCATGTTAGCCATTTATATGACTACTCCAATTTTGAAATATTGTTGGCATATTATTTTATTTGAAAAGACCCTTGAATACTTAATGTCCCCGCCGCTTGAACCGCTAAAAATGTTAAGCCTGCTCCTGATGTAGAATTACCTATAAATAAATACGCTGTATTTGCTTGCGGTAAAGCCTGAGGTATACCCGTATAAGTAATAGTTTGACTCCATAAAGGACTGACTCCGCTAAATCCTGCAGCTACATTATAAGGTAGACTAACAGTAAGATTACCTGTACCTGTGTGACCAGTCCAAGCAACGGCAATAGAAAAATAACACATTCCGCCAGCTATAGTATATAGCCCTGATCTAGTAGTGTATGTACAAGTACCAGCAGTGGTAAGCCCTGCAACTACAGGAGTCCAAGCCCGCAATTCCTCATTATTAGCACCGTAACCGTAAGAAAATAAATAAAGGAACGGATCGTAAATACCTGTGATGGTGCCATTAATTTTTAAGTTACCCATGTCAGAGTAACCTTTTACTGTTTGAGCTAAAGGTACGCCACCAGGTGTAGCACCTTGCGTAGTTAAGTTCATTCTAGCAAAACAATACCCTTCTATTGTGATGCGATCAAAAATGTTACCTGTATAACTCGCTTGAACAACGCCATCTATAGTATATGTAAATCCAATACTATTACCTGCTGTTGCATCTCTATCATTGTAGTTTAAGTTAATGTCGTACATTTTACATTTAGTAGCTTGTGCGGCAAAATGTTGAACTGAAAAACTACACCTTATTCCTGAAAATAAAGGGTAGCCTTTGTAAACTACCTTAGCATTAATGGCATAAGTATCTTTAGTGTTGGCTGTAATAACTCCAGCGCCAATAATACTTGATGCTTTAGGTAATGATGTATTAGTGTAATTAGCATCAACTACTAGATTGACATTGTTACAGCCATATATAATAAATGGCCGTTGAGCATTAAGTGCATTAATGTTAGCTACAACGCCGTTACCTGTTGCGGAAAGGCCAAACCCGTAATAGCAATCCTCTGAAAAATAATCTACATTGATGCCATTAACTTCATATGCATCCATTGTTGTCTTTGCTGTTTGAAACATACCTTGAAGCAACTTACCATGCCCGTTAATAATGCCTACGTTATTAACTGTTGCTGTAGTACACGTAACCACAAAACCATAAGGACTATCCCTATCTGCCGTTGTTTGTGAAGTACCGTTTGAGGAAATGTAAGGGTTATAAAGGTAAACATTACTAAACGAATCATTAGCAATTACTGCTGCTGAGTTAGTTACGCCATTATTACCATTAGCAATAAATTCAGCGTTGTCTTCAAAAACAATACATTGCCCATCAGCAGTAATGGTTAAGAAGTTACCGCTGTTAGCTGTACCTAAAAAGTATTGCCCAGCAGGAACTAATACAGATTTGCCTGTGTTTAATGCAGCTTGAATAGCAGCAGCATCATTAGTTGTACCATTACCTACTGCTCCAAAGTCTTTAACTGATACTGTCTCTTGTAATTTAACCTGTACTGTGCTATTAACAGCCCCTGCACTTCCTTCGTTGTATACAACATTAGAAGAATTAATTATACCACCTGATAAAGGTAAATTATAAATAGCTTGTACAAGATCACCAACATTTAAACCAGATGCCATTGTAAAAGATGTAGTAGAGGTCTCTACATAGTTAACATTAACTATTTGTTTACTACCATTGACAAAGATAGCTAAGTTCTCTATACCTTGAGTGTAAGACCAAGGAAGAGTAAATACTGTTTGACCTGCTGTTGCAGTGAAGTTAGCTACTGAAGTACCTGATGCAGTACCACCACTACCACCACCAATAGCAAATAGGTTTAAGCTACTTGCAGTAATGCGTAGTTCTACATTATCACTAAGATTAAATGTCTGTGGAGCAGTACCTTCTTGTCCACGAACAACTGTAAGGATATCACCTGACCTACCAATACACTCTACGATCTCGGACACTGATGGGTTATTAGCCTGTACTAATGTCAACATAAAGTAGTCACCAATGCTAGGTTGTGGGAAATACCCACCAGTGCCAGCAGTGACTTGAAGAACAGTACTTAACGGGGTAATTGGTTCAGCTAGATTAGTAGCAGCATTATTGGTAAATAAGGGACGAGACATAGGGTTATCCTAGAATGTAAGTATTTGGTGAATAGCCATTGACTAGTTTATTGTTATCATATAGTCTAACAAAACTATCTGTAGGTTCAGGGCGAAGCCAAGGAGCAATCTGAGTATCTGCCACTCCTCGAACAAAGTCTTGTGGTTGACGGATTTCCCAGTCATCCTCACAACACATCAACCCATCCCAGCGTTTGATTAACTGACTTGCTTTGTACTTGCGACCACAGATATCACAATCTGCAATCCAGTCTCCATGATCATAGCGTGGGGTATAGCTCACGTTTATACCTCGATAGGTAAGAACACGGCTACATCACCAACTAAGGTGTAGGTATTAGTTAGACTTGTTGTGACAGTCATCTCAAGACGATAGATAACTCCATTGATACCTGCGTAGATACGTTGAACTACAAGAGGACCATCAATAGCAGGAGTCCCAACCTTAATAGCATTAGGGTTAGGATCAGAGCCATCTCGAACTTGAACTGTGCATGTTGCTGTTGATATAGTTTCAACGGCTGTTAAAATTGGACTAAAGTCGAATGTAAAGAGCTCATTCTCAGTAGTTAATTTATATGAGAAGTTACCACTCATACTAGATCATCCTTAGTAATGAAGACAGTTCTTACTTTGTCTACAACGATTTTACGGAATTTTGTAAGACTAACAGACCTACGTCTATCTTCAGCATAAATATAGATCTTGCTAAGAAGACCTACAAAGTATATGAAGTTTGGTATTAGGACTGCTAGAACATTAGATACTACACTTAACGTCACAAGTCTAACCTTAGCTAGTATTGCTGTGACACTTGATGTAGCTTTAAGAAGCTTTAATATTAACTTATCTAGAGTGGTTGTTACAGTTGAAACTACAGATAAAACTTTATAATAAAAAGAAGCTGTAATTATAGTAACTATACTTGTTACTGTATTAGTTAATATCTTATTAACTTGTTTTATTATACTAACTGTATTAGTACTTATAGTAGTAATAATACTATTAATAGTTTTAATTATAGATACTATTATACCAGAATTTGCTAATAAAGTCAAGTAATGATTTGCTATTTTTGACAATGAAGCAATAACTGTTTCTACTACTGTTAAAGTAAGACTTAAGGCTTTAACAAAAGTAACAACAGAGGTACTTGTAGCACTCATTATTTTAAACAAGCTTTTAGTAAAGGTAACTAGACTTGTAGAAAGAGCTGTAAGTAATATACTAAAAGCAATAAGGAAACTACTTGTCGTAGTAGATACTGCACTCTTAGTTGTAGAAATACTCTTAACTATAAGCGCAGTGCTTGCTTGAACAACAGATATGAACTTACCAAGTCCTTTGACAAACAGACTTGTACTAGTAGAGCTTGCAGTTAACGATGGCTGTAAAGTTACATTGTCACCATCATTAATTGCAACTCTATTAATATCGGTACCATTAAGTGCCATTAACTAAATTGAGTTTTAATAGTAAACTGAATTGAGTCACCACTAGCTAAAGCTAAACCAGTGAAGTCACCTTTAACAAACAAGTTACCAGAAGAGACAGCATCGAAAGTACCAGCATTAGTAATGGTCAAACCAGAACCTGCTGTTAGAGTGCCTACTACTTGGAAGGTATCGTTTGTGGTAGTTGTTGTAACTTGAGTAGTTGTACCAGTTGTTCTAGAACCTGTTTCTGTAAATAAGGTTGTATCTGTAATAGCAGCTGTACCAGCACCTGTTCCCCAACCAATGTACTTAGGTTGTGTAGCAGCTCCGCCAGCTAAGTAATTAGTTACAATTGCCTTACCAGTATTAACTAAGACTGTAGCCATGTTTTAATTCTCCAAATAATACGTTTAATGGGATTTGAGTGCCAGTATTGAATAGCACCCAAGTCCTCAACAGTCCCGTCTGCTCTAGTAATTACAGCAGATATAGACATTTCTTTTACTTTAGACTTTGTAAGTATCATGATAAGTTTCTTAATTTATAAATAGTACTTAAGTATAAACCTATTACTTCGTCAATAATGTTTTGAATAGCTGATAACTTACAAGCATTAACTCTAAGTTTCTCAATCATTTTCATTTGATTTTCAAGGAAGTCATCTATAGATTCAGTAGGAACTTTAGAGAATAGAGGAATATCTTTCATGATACCCTCGTATCCTTGATAAGCTTCTGCAAGTTTATCTGCAAAGTCTATAACTTCATCATAGAAGGATCCTAGAGCCACATGCTGTGCATAGCTTTTAGTTTTAAGATGTTCTCTATGAGCTATGGTTCGAGCATGAAATAATAACCCTATGATCTCTTCCATGTTAGCTCCACTGTTTAATACATTGTACTACTAATGAGAAAGTTAGAGTACCTGAAGAGTAGCCTGAAGTATCATATAAGATCTTACCTGTTTTACCAGTGCCTGCATTGTTTTGCAAGAAGTTAGTAAATTCCATGTTCATCTTATCACGACCTGAGAAGTACCAGATAGGTACATCTACATCAGCATCCCAGTATAAAGCAACAACTAAGCCATCTTGAATATCAAAAGTAACTGTTTCAATAGCTAGAGTACTAGCTTTTTGAGGATTCATTGATGAGGCATTAACTGATGCTAGTGTAGCTGGGTCTAATAAGGTTGTTAAAGATACGTTACTTGTATCTAATTTACCTATAAGTTTAACAACCACATTACGGTCGCCATCTTCTAGGATTTGAATTGAGGTTACATTAGCCATGTTGACCTCCTAATTAAGCTGGTGTAATGGTAGTTGTACCGTCTAATGATACCCAAGTAGCAGCTGCAGTTGTACCTTGAGCTACATAAAAATCTTTAGTAGAAAGCACATAGTAGCCTTTACCAACAACTTTACCTGTAAGATTATATGCACCTGCAATATCTTCTAAATCTTCTACAGTTGCTTGAGGTAAAACTAAAGTAGTGGCAACTAAGCCACCTGCAACATCACCTGTTACATCACCGATAAAACCATTTTCTGAATATACTGGACCACTGAAGTGTGTATTTGCCATTTTTAAATTCCTTTTGTGTTATAGCACTTAGCTTATACCGTCTCTATAACGTCTGCTAGGACAGTCTGTATAAGCGAGATTCCTAGATAATAATTTATTTCTTTTTGATTGGTGGTACTGGTGGGCGTTTGCCCTTTGCTTCTTGAATCGGATATGACATTTTAATTCCTTTACAATAATAGGAGGGGACTTACGAAAGCTTTTTAAGCCTCCTGCCCCTTAACCTAATTACGGACCGTTAACGCCATAAATTGCACGAGGGTCTGTCCAACCAAATGAATAACGCTCGTAACCTTTTGCTTTCGCATTCATGGTATCGAAGTCATTGTCTTGGTCGAATTGAATACCAACACGGCTATAGTATTTCAAACCGTTTTGGATATTCGTACGTACAAACCATGCATTTGGAGAAGTCAAGTAATGGTTCATTACGATGCCTTCTGGTAATGCGTTAGTTGCTTTCAACACGTTGATAGAGTTGTCGGCAGAACCTGGAGTGTATGTAGATTTTAAGATACGATTTGCATTGTACCAGTTTTGACGAGCTACCACTAAAGAGCGAGGCATTACGTTAATTAGCAAACCACGGTCATTTTGGAAACCCATGATTGCAATCAATGCATCTTCTAAAGAAGCTTCTGACAAGTCAGCGTCTACTGTTGGTTTGTTTGCAAAGGTACCACCTGATACGTTCGGGTGAGCAGTGTTACATAAAGAAACACCATCGCCACCAGTATATGTATCACTGAAAGCACGATTGTAAACGTTAGCACCAATATTCTCTTTCGTTTGACGGAAAGACATTGCTAGTGCAGCAGCACGACGACGAGACACTTGCTCATACAAGTTATCATCCAACTCTTCTTTCGTTACGATGTAACCTAAAGCATAGGCAACGTGTGTGTAACGAGTAGTAAAGCCTTGGATCTCTGAGTCATAAGAAACGCCTGAACCTTCAGATTTGCGAGGTGCTAGACCAAAACCTGTTAGTTGTACGTCTTCTTCATAGTTTTGAGATGAAGTATCTGAATCGAACAATTTGTCATATTCTGTCGCATGTTCGTCATAAACTTGACCCCACCAAGCCTTGATCCCAGGCCAGAGAGCCTTAGGGTGACTTGCTGTTGTAATTATACCAGCCATATTATTCTCCTAAAAATTAAGCAGTGCCAACTGGGTTTAGGAACTGATGTTTGTTCCATTTAACCAAGACATTAGCATAAGCACCAGCAGCATTGTTTTCAATTTGCTCTAGACCAATGATTTGCAATGGCAATGCCAATGAACCAGAAGTACCGATAGCTTTAATTGAAGCAGCAGCTACAACTGTGCTTGATAATGGAGCAGATTGAGCTAGTGATGTTTGGTTAGCTGTGATCGTTAGACCTGTGTTTTTAAACACGTCAGCTGCCGCTACACCTGTAGCATCAGATTCAACTTGGAAAATAACTGAAGGATCATCTACAACATAAACATAGCGTAAGCCAGAGCTTAGTGGTAGATAGATAGTGTTAAGAGCCAAGGTAGTACCTACTAGAGATGTACCTGGATCAGAAACACGGATACCAACAATTACACCTACTGGTGTATCTGTGGTTGCTGCTTTTGTTGCGTAAGGAACGCCATTACTGTCACTGCCACCAGCTACTTTAACAACATCGCCAATAGCGTATGTGTTAGAAGCATCGTTAGCAATAGCGTAAAGACGACCCTGTTCGTTGTAAGCTGCGCCAGTAATTGTTCCTACTGGAGACAACCCACGAGGGGTATTTGCGTTAGCCATTTAAAAGACTCCTTTTAGATTTATCGAGTTTGGTATTTAATACCTTCACGAGGTGTATAGAAGCCTTCTGTATTAGTACCAGGTTTAGCATTCGTTCCACTACGGATTGCATCATCTACCAAGTCATTACGTTCTTGCAATGCAGCTTGATCTTCTTCCCACCATTCTTGCTTAATTTTAAGCAGGTAAGCATAAGCCCCATCGCCTTTCTCGGATGTTCCTACCAGGAACCTAACTTTATCTCCTAGGTCAGTATTACCTGACGTTACTCTCTCTCCAACACCGCCCACCTCATCGGGATGTACAAATTGCCAACCTCCTTCAAGTGCGGTCTGAATACGACCTGCTTCATCATTAAAGATGTACAGTTTATACCCAGGGATTTGTTTGTTAACGGTTAACTTAGCTTTAGTACCATTAAATGGATTGCGTACACGTTCACCCGTAGGGCGAGTTTCTGCAGTTCTGCTAAGTGCTCGTTCTTTTTTCTCTTCTAATGTAAGTGCTTTAGCCATAATTGCTCTCCTTAATTCCAGTCGTAACTGTCTATATATTCTTGTTTTGACTTGATCCAACCATTTTTAATAAAACGATCACAAGCCGCTTTTGCGTCTGTAGGTAAGTTGTCATAAGACTTTTTACCAGTACCAGTACCGCCTCGAACATTACCTGTACTATCTACTGCACTACCCCTAGCTTTATTGCCTAGGACTTTGTGAGGGAAGTACTCTGTAATCTTTTCGTCAAGTTTATTTAAGAACTCTTGACCAGACAGGTGAGGGAATTGTCTACGTACGGAAGCACCTAAACCATTAGCTACATCAGTCATCTCTGTATCTTCGCCAAACCATGTGTTACGGCCTAACCAAGATTGTAGAGCTGGATCATCTGGAACTGTTGTGTTCTGTGGTGGAGCTACTTCTTCAGGCTTTTTCTTAGCCTCTTCTTTAGCTTCACGTTGTGCTTCTTTAATATCGTCAATTTGATCATCAATATCGACAACTAAATCTCCGTTCCCTTCTGCAATAGCTTCACGTTTTTTAGCCTTTAACTCTGCAATTTGAACCTCAAGTTCTACTTGCTTACGATCAAAGGACTCTTTCTGGAACTTTTTAAATTCCTGAACGTCAGCCTTAATGCTGTCAATTTCTTTGGATTTTTCATCAAGCTTCTTCATAAGAATTTCATTGTTCTTACGAAGGATAGGATTGATTTCCTTTCCACGCTTTACAAAAACTTCAGCGTCTACCCATTCTTCATCGGAGCCTCGGAATTCCTCCCGTGGTACCCATCCAAACATGCGGGCTTCTTTTGCAACCTGCTCATTAGCTACCTGAGCTTCTTGGTCTTGCTGTTGTTCTTGACCACTTACTTCTACTTCGTCTGTCATCTCTTTTTCCTTTAACTAACTGTTGCAACAATATCTAGGTCGTTAATAATACGATACTCTAACTCATCATCACCCTTGTAAATTAAACCTGAGTATTTACCGAAGATTACTTTATCACCGATTTTAACCCATGCTTCTGGTTGATCATGCCAAGCCGTATTACCTATTTCTACAACCGTTCCTCGTAATTGAGCAAGTCGTTCTCTCTCTATGTTATCACCTGTATTTATGATAATACCACTTGCAGTAGTATGTTCAACAGGTTCTGGATAGATAAGAACTCGGTGCCCCTTAGGGTGAATCCCACTCTTATTCTCCATCTTTAGCTCCTTCTACTAAGTCTTCATAAGTTAAATTAAGAATTCCTAGTATTGCATTACACCTACCTTTTATTTCTTCTTCGTTTGTAAGGCTACCCCTACACCACATTTCCTTCAAGTACTCCCTGTCCTTGGTCAGGGCTTTCTTGAGGGCTTTGGTCGCTGGGTTCTCCAGCCAATCCAAGAACTCCTCTTGCGTCAGAACCATACTGTGCTTCTCCCGTCATCTCAGTTGCTTTCATCATTGTGTCAATAGAACGGAGGATGCCTTCTTGATGCGCTTTCAGAGCCCCAATCTGTGCATTGATTAATGCAACTTTTTGGTTCTGTTCCACACCACTTGTCTCTTTCAAGATGTATACTGATTCTGCTTCAAGTTTAGTTATCTTCGCTCTATTTATCTCAGCTTCAGAAGCCAACTTCATTACACCAAGTTTAAACTTGATTTGTACTGATAATTGACGCTCTTGGGCCTTCATTTGCTCAATCTGTATCTTCTCTGAAGGACCACTTTGGATGGCATTCGGACCAGATGGATCAGGCAAAATCTCTTCAATGTTAGGAATCTTAAGTGCTTCAAGATATCTAACCATAACTTTATAAGTATTAAAACCAGGAGCAGACATAGCTGCTGCACGTAATGTCTCTGCTTGCATAACTCGTTGTGTATCTGATACAATGTATGGATCAGCTGATGGACGTAAGTCTGTAGGAGCATTCTGATAGTCAGATGCAAAGACTTTACCACCACCACCAAATGTATATTGATCTGGTAGGTATAACTGATTCAAACGGTATACTTTACGGAACTCTTCATTCAATGAACGATAGATACGTTTAAAGATACCAGCAAAGACTTTCATACCTTGCTCTGTCATTGCTTGGCTAGTGGTAGCAGGTGTATTTTGACCTACGTTCTCACCAACCATAATGTCTGTAGCACCAATGATACGCTCACCATAATTAACTAAAGTAGTTAATAGTGTGAATAGTACTTGACTTGGTTCACGAACTGGTAATGGATAGATACCTTTAGCTAGATCTTCACCAGTAGAGTCTACATGCTTCCACTCTAGTGGAGCAAAGTTGTAGTTACCACCACGGATCTTAATACCACGGCTTAAGAAACCACCTGCAGTATTAGCCATTGTACCTGCATCAACCAGTTGGTTAATGATTGTATTAATTGACTCGTTTAATGGACCTAATAAGATACCAAAACCAATATCATAGAAACCACCATCTGGAGATGGAATGAAAGGATACTTAGTAAAGTAGCTCTCAGGTTTAATGTTTAGGATTTCATCTTTAGAGTTACGTTTAATTGAACTATCAAAGTAGTTAGCTACAATACGAACTACTTGACCTGTTTGTCTGTGCACTGTAATGATGTATGGTTCAGCGAAGCCATCACCATCTAGATCTTCCCAACGATGTTGCTCAATGAACTCATACGGAGTAGCAGGATCATTGTTTGGTTGGTTAGTGCCCTGTGCTTTGTCCTGGGCTGCCGTTAAGTTGTCACTTGGTAGTGACTCTACGGGATTTAATTTAAACTCGCTCCAGATACCTCTACGTTGACGAGAGACTATATCGTTAGAGCTTAGGTATAAAACATGTGACTGACGAGGAGAATCCTTAAGATTCTTAGTCCAGTAAGAAACAACAAAGTCTTTAGCTAAGATGTTCTCTGATACTGGGTGGTCTTCGTTAAAGTTCCAGTAAGTCTTTTTAAAGGCACAACCTACGATAGGCACTGTAATAAGTACCTTGTCCATCTCTGCTTCCCAGTTCTCATCCTCTTTAAGGATTTGATATGACATGTGTTTCTCAACACGTTTGTCACGAGCTACATACTTTTGTTGCTCTTCTGGTGGAGTCTCTGGATCTGCCTCACAATCAATCTTAATGATGTCTTGTGTAGGAATAAGTGCTGGATAGGCACGACTGTGGAACTGTAAAGCTGCAATAGTAACTAATGGAAACTTAATGTTAGAGGCATTAGACCAAGGGAATGACTTAGTCTCTGCTACTTGTAGCGCAAGCATCATAGCTTCTTCTACACGTTTTTCCCATTGACTACGAGACTCTTTATCTAAAAGAAACTCGGTAATTACTGTATGACCAATAGTATTAAGAGCTTGCTGATCCAACATATCTACTATGTTAGGTGAGTTAAGCATCTTATTAATGTTTAGTTTTACATCTAACTTCATAGATTAATATCCTGTAACCGACGATCTACCGTCGTTCTGAGATTGTGATTGGGCCATTTGGTATTCATATGCTTCTTCTTCTTCAGGAGAATCAGCTTCGTGTACTTGGTCTACAACAAGACCTAACCAACTTAAGGCATCAACCTGGTCATCATGTCTAGCCTTAGGGAAGCGAATCATCTCTTCCTCAAGCTCATTATACCAAGAAGCACCTTTGTCAAACTTAACACCTCCAGCTTTAAACCTAGCTTGGAAGCTTCTAGCCCTGGATTGCTTATCTTTAGTAGGAGTCATAGGCATCAGGTTCATATAGGTCTGTCTGCTTATTTGCTCCCTACGTAGGATAGCACCAATTGCTTTTTCAATCGCACCCTTCTCTGTAACAAAGTAGTGTGGATCATATTTCTTCTGTACTGCAAACATTTCATCAACAATCTCAAGAGCGTCCCAACGACCTCTTCGAATATCTATGATGTTCATGATGCCATCACTATCAATACCACCAATAGCTATAACAGTGTAGTCTGATCTTTCTTTGGTACTAATCGCAAAGTCAACTGCAGCGTAGTACACTAGTTTCTTTTCTTTATGTCTAATAGCTTCTAGCGTATATCTAGGTATTTCTACAAAGTCAGTACGTTTAAAGTAAGCTGTTGACTCATCTACTGGATAGTTTAAGAACTCTTGAGCATATACTTCAGGGATACCCTGTTTAGTATAGTCTTCTTTCTTATCCTGGAAGAACTCTGCAGTGTACCTATCTTTCCAAAGTATCTGAGAGTAATCTTCAGAGTGTGCTCTGTATCTAACAGACCTCCACTCTACTTTCTTACGCTTAGAATAAACCTTAAGAGGTTCTACTACAGTGTAATCACCATCATAATCAGGAGGCATTAGCCTATTAAGTAGTGAGTCCAAGTGCAGGATTGTGCCTACAATACGGACTATACCATGCTGACTACGACAAGGTAATAAGGCTGCATAGAACCAACGTCTAAACTTCTCACGTCGATCTTTAGAAAGAACCTGCTCATCACCCTCTAAGTCATCACAGAGGATTAAGTCTGGTCGTTTCTGATCCCACTTAAGACCACGAACACGTTGTTCTGCACCACGTACTAGAACTCGGAACTGTTCACCGTCTTGAAACTCTACAATGATATCTGTTTGTGAGTCTTTGATAAGACCTTTAACACCAAACAAGTCAATCAAGTCATCATTGTTTATTAATTCTTCTTTGATATCTGAAAGAAAGTTAACTGCTTGACTCTCAGTATCTGAAACTATTAAAGCAAACTTACGATCTCTAAACAAAAGAGCAGCTAATAGGTAGGCGTGGGTGATTGCGGTCGATTTCCCGTGTGCTCGGGGTGCCGCAATTGCTACCAGTGGGTTCTCGCTGCAACACAGATCCCACCATTCGAGGTGACACTGTGGGGTGGGGGTAGAACCGTCATAACGTTTTGCTAAACATGCTCCAGCAAACCCGTGGATCATGTCTGTGGTTAATTTCATTTACGTTTCTTTTGCTTTTCACCAGGTTTGTGACCATTGTCACTACGATTTGCTGAAACTGCACGTTTTCGTGTGTTACTTAGGGCTGTAGAACCACCAGAACGTAGAGGTTTCTTGTGATCTACGTCCGTAGGTCCTGCACCTTTGGCTCTGGAAGCCTTATTTCGAGCGGCTCGTTCCTTTTTATCCTCAGCAGAGGAGTGAAACTTCTCGTATTCGTCTTTATAATTGCGTTTATAGTTAGAAGAACTAGGCATACTAGCACTTCCATCGTTTTAATGACGCTGCTTTACGAGTTGGCTTACCATTCTCGTCTTTCATAGGGCCTGGCATACCAGACATACGAGCACAGAAAGACTTTTTACGTGGGCCACCCTCTGGTTGAGGGGCTTTTAAGTTAGAACCTGTAGCTGCATTGTACTTAGCACGGCCTTTAGCCGTTAAACCAGCACCTTTAGCTACTGGTAATTTCTCGCCTCGACCAACAGAGAGGCTTACACCCTTCTTTTTAGTCGTAGCCATTACTTTTTAAATCCTTTAAGAGTCTGTGCTAGACGAGCACGTTGACCCATCTTACCTGGTTTCTTAGCAGCAACAGCTAGTTTAGCTGCTGGAATTGTTTTGTCTGCTGCAATACCCATAGTTTTCTTAAGGGCACCAGGTTTTTTAATTGCTTCTGCAATCCAACTTTTTTTATTTGCCACGTTTAAGCTCCATTTTATATTGATTAACCATATTGTTATAAGCTTTCCACATATCTTTATTGGAAGTGTGTTCCATTAAATTATAGGTCTGCTCTAGGTTTCTTTTATATTTCTTAGCCATAGGACCAGCACCATTGTACCGTTCCCAAAGATCTAGACCAGTTCTACCAGTCTCTTCTTTTTTATTAATTAATGCTAGTGTTTTTAAAGCAGCATTCTTTGCTAGATTTTCTGGAGAATACATTCCAGTATCACCACCTTCTGAAGGGGTGTACATATCGTACTTACCAAAACCAGAACCAGTAGGTCTAATCTCAGTATAGTACCTATCAAAGCCTAGTTTATTAGCAGCATCTCTAGTTCTTTTAACACTCTCAGGAACTTTAGAACTATCCCAGTACTGTTCAGAGTTCATCAACTCATTTAGTTGAGAAATCCCTGGAACCTTAGTATCAGCATAGTTATAACCTTTATAACCTTTAAGATAAGAAGCAGGAGTAACTTGACCCTTTTGATAAGCCTCTGTCATTACCTTATCCCTAGCTGCTTGAATCTTATGCCACTCTGGATCAGGAGTATTACGTTGGTTAATTGCTACTTGGTTAACACCATAATCTTCCCAACGTCCTTCACGTAGTGCTGAAGGTAGATAGTACTTTGCTGTTTCTGAATCTATTAAACCGTGATGTTCTGCTAGTGCTTGTGACTTTGCTAAGGCTTGTATTGGACCTACATCTACTTCCATTGGAGCCCACCCTTTATCAAGATAATCTTGACTAGGATAGAATGCAAAAGAGTTAGGTGATTGAGTCGCCATTAGTATCGATGTCTATAATTTGTGGAGCAATCTGCTCTACTTCTTTAGCAGCAGCAAACTTCTCGAATTGTTGAGCAAGTAGTTTGAGTCTATCATCAACACCTACTTGAGTTGTAATGCTTGTTGGTTCACCTCGTATTAACTGCCTACGAGTAACCAGGGTATTAAATACTGTTGCAAGGACTTTGGTATCAACTGGTTTTCGAACTAGCTTTGATTTACGTACATCCCAAAGATAGTCACCATTGTCAATCCTGTCAACTAGATGTTCAAGAGACTTATCAAGAACACCACTAATTCGTCCTGCTAACTTTTCGTTCTGTTCTACAAAGACTTTCTTTTGAATCTCATTCCACCAGGGTTCTTGTTTCCACTCTCTGAGGAACTTACCTGGAATACCAGTGAGTTCGGATACTTGGTCTATGTCACCATAAACACAGTACATTGCACAAGCATCTGTCTTCTGTTCGAGGTTGTAGTAGTTAGGGTTAGAGAACTTAAAGCCAGGACCTCTACGTTTACCTAGGATGATCTCATGGTCATCTAGTTTGTAATCCGTAAGTCGATCTGGACTTGTATCTACAGGTAACTCTTCTCGAATCATATTTCTACTTTATTCACTCTATGTGTAATATTATACACCAAAAGTCTTATTTTGTCAAGTACTAATTGAGGTCTTATAATATATTTTAAAGAAGCTCTTATTATTTATTCTTTAAGAGGAACTTTATACAACTTTAGTTGTCTAATATTAATTATTAATTATAATATAGTTTCTATTATATTATTATAATATTAATAATTACATGGAAACAGTATCTCATAGTTTACATAGTATACTTTAAGAAACAGAAGTCCGAGATCGGGGTTAAGAGGTCGGTCTTATGACCTCGCCGAGGACGACATTTATCCCCTTAAAACTTACATAAACATATCTAGAATCGATTATCTTCATTTACCCTATATCTATCCCCCAGTCCGTAATCCAAAGTCTCAACTAGGCCTAATAGAAAAAGTTTATAAAAATATAGTTCAGTGCCTAAACCCAATATTATTTATTTATTTATTGCCCCTCCCCCCCTTCAGTGGGGAATAGACGATAAGCTAGAGCAAACCAATGATGAACTCGATGATGAACTAACTATGTACTCAATGTATCCACAATAACCTTAGTCCGTTATCTATCAATCAATAAACATACCACAAGATGTAGTGTCCAACAGACATCATTACCACAATATATAGTAATTAGTATACAGGTCGGTATAGTTTAATAAGGTGTGTAAATCACCATCCTAATAATTCAATAGCTTACAGAATATCTATCCACAATAATTATCCACAAATATGTGTACATAATCCACGTTATATCTTTCATATTATCCACACAAAGTATCTCTTTATATCCACCATAACTCCTATCGGATTAAATACGCAGCTTCGCTAATTGCTTGCGGACCGTAGTCCCGACAGCCAACGTTGCAAGCGTCAATCGCCAAGCATCGCCAAGCTCGTCTTACGACGAGTACGGTTCCCAGACTGATAACCCATCGTCTGGCTCACCTAGCGCATGCATAGGCTCTGCCTACTTGACAACCTTGTCTTGATGTCGGGCCTCTTGGTTCCTCGCAGCGAGAGCTGCTTAATTTTAAACCTTAATTAGGAGTATTATCATGGCTACAAATTCATTTAACTTTGACGATTACAACAAAATCATGAAAGATGCCAACTCTGGCTTACGTATGTACCTTGCTTTACAAGCATTGCAAGAAGTAGAAGCAACATTCCGTCGCTATAAATCACCATTCGCTACTGATTTAGTTAACATCGTAGATGAACTAACCGACCTACGTGAACGTAATAAGAAATACCTAGCTTCTCGTGAGAATTCAACTGATGGTGCAATGGACAACGCTACACTTCCAGGTGGTTCAATGACACAAGCTAGCAACTCAGCAGATGCAGGTAAAGTAACTGCTTAATACCAACACACTCTCCAAAGTGTTTTAGCCCTCTTAATTGAGGGCATTTTTTTGTTAGGCTCTTTACAATGTATATGCGTGTATATAATAAACTTAAACCTGATGATGTTATGGTCGTCAATGAGTTAACTGATTTTATGTTCGAAGAAGGCTATCGCTTTCTTGAGTATGTAGAACATGGGTCTGTTAATATATTTGATCAAGATGAAATACGTCGTCAATTATCAATTAGACAATGGGGTTTTTAATATGAGTTATGATATCAGTAAAATGAACATGGATTCCTTACAAGAATACTTTGCTTTACAATACTACAAAGTGTATCATAGGTTTCCTAAAGCTAAACATTTAGAAAACAATCGTGCTATACTTCTGTATAAAATCAGAAACTTAAAGGAGAGATCATAATGAAAAACAGAATGTTTGATGAAGGTGGCTTTAGCTTCCTATTAAGAATCTATCTATTTGTTTTTATTGTTGCTTTACTTTTAACTTGTGCTTAAGGAGTTCAAAATGACATGTAATAATGATTGTAACCAAGGTCGTAAATGTAATTGTATTATTAAACAAGAGGAACCAATGAACCAGTTCGATGAAAGACACAGTAAGTTTTTAAGAGTAGACCCATATAAACATACAGAATTTGAGGAGGAAACATTACGAGAAACATTAATCAGTTCAGTACTATTTGTAATAGCAATGATTTTAGTAGGTTGTTTGTTATATTTAAATTAAACTTTAAGGAGACTGTAAATGAGACCGTTTACAACAAGTCAGTTCAAGAACGTTAATTATGAAATACCTAATCTCCATCCAGACTATAAGATGGAAATTAGTAGTACCGAAGACCACTATGGGCGTACCCGTATTTATAAATGCTACTTTGTAAAAGGTAGTGCAGTACCATTGTCAGCTAGTTTTGCTATTAACAATGAAGAGTGGTATCCCTTATTTAAAGTAACACCATCAGGTTATATTACTGACTATGAATCAAACACAGCTGTTGCTTGTGGCTTAGTTCATAGTAAACATAACTGGGATGGTGAAAGTGCTATTGTAGATGCCCTATATTATCTATCTAATCCTGTTCCTTTACATAACAGAAATGGAACACTTCGTAAAGGCGTATGGGCACAGCTCAAACGTCGTATGAATGTAACACAATGGACATCAAGTAACTTCTCAAAACAAATGCTAAATGCAACATGTGCTAGTATTCCAGCAGTACTAGATCCTATAGAATACTTGCGTAATATAAGAGGTATTGAAGTATTCAAATGTCATTTAACAAATGAGATCATGGGTGACTACTACAAACGTGAGTATGAATTTGCAGATGGTTACAAAGCTTGTAATGTTATGTGTACACCTAGTAACTATGGCTTTGTTCGTGAAGACAAAACTAATGGTGGATCCATATGGTTAAGACCTAATGAAGTTTACTTTCAAGGTCGTGTCTATGATCGAGCTACATTAGTTATGACACCATGTCCTGTATGCAATACAGACGTACCAGAACAAAGTATTATAGATGGTGCATGTCTTAAGTGTAATGAAAACAAGTACAAGATTCATAGCTACAGTACAAAAGTTCCAAGTCTTCTTTCATTCAAAGCTAAGAATGTTAAACCAAGTACAGTGTATCTTGGTATAGAACTGGAATACGAATCAACTGACCGTGACATGGCTAAAGTCAAGGTAGGTAAGGCTTTGCATGGTCATGCGATTATGAAGTCAGATGGTTCTATTCGTAATGGCTTTGAGATTGTAACTTGTCCTGCTACATTAGACATTCATCTTGAGGAATTTAAAAGATTCTATGACAACTTCCCTAAGGAATTGTTTCAAGCTTCTAATACTGGTATGCATGTGCATGTTAGTCGTAAGCCTTTGAATGTATTTACTGTAGGTAAGATGACAGAGTTCCTTAATCGGTCTGACAACAAACCGTTCATTGCATATATAGCTGGTCGTATTGACAATACATATGCCAAGATCACTGATCGTACAGTTACTTTTCCTTTTGTACATGGATCTGGTGAACGTTACAATGCTTTGAATTTAAATAACACAGAGACTATTGAGTTTCGTATCTTTAGTACTCCAAGTAACTGGGAACAGTTTGCTTCTCGACTTGAATTCTGTCAAGCATTGACTGACTATTGTCAACCAGCACAGGTCAACACTAGCCTCAAACATCTAACTGGATATCCTAGCTTTATCAATTGGTTACAACACAATCGTAAAGCATATCCTGAACTATCTAATTACTTAAAAGGATTCGCATAATGTGTATCGCTATATATAAACCAGAAGGTAAATTAATTTCACAAGAAACTCTTGCTCAATGTTACAAGGCTAACTCAGATGGGGCAGGTTATATGTTTCATAAGAACCATAAGTTATATGTAAAGAAAGGTTTCTTTTCATTCGATGACTTTTGGAAATCTTATCGTCGTGACAAAAGTAAAGAATGTGTTATTCATTTTCGTATTAAGACTCATGGCTTGATCAATGAAGCTAACTGTCATCCGTATAAAGTCAATGATAACTTTGCGTTCGTTCATAACGGTATGATCTCTGGCTATACTGATCCAAACAAATCAGATACTTGGTTGTTCAATGAAGATGTTCTTCAACCATTCGTAACTAAGTGGGGTAACTTAGGTCTGTTTGAAGATCCAGTTAAGAAACTTATCGAGTCTCGTATCGGTTATAGCAAGTTGATTTTCATGGACAATGAAGGTAATTCAAAGATCTTCAACGAAGATAAAGGAACTTGGGACGATGGTGTATGGTATTCAAACAGCAGTTACAAAAAGCCTGCACCATATGTTCCACCACCACCTCCTGTTGCATT